ATGTGTAGCCAGGTCTGGGTTATCGATGTAGAACTGATTTGCCATCTGCTGCATTGCCATCTGCTGTTGGATCTGAGCCGTGAACTGCGCCTGAGATTTTCCTATAGCAGTCTCAACAGCTTTTTGGTACAGCTCATTTAATTTTGTGTTAAGCCTCGTACGGTCTTGTAAGATCTCCTCAAACTCACCTTCGCTAATAAGTTCAAGAGGCCCTTCAACCTTCATTTGCGCTTGCTGAAGCTGTTGCTGGAGCTGGGCCATCTGCTGCTTTAATGCCGCTACCTCAGCAGAATTATCAACCCCACCTGCAAGCAATGCAATTACATCTTCGTCTTCCGGAACTTGCGCCTGTGGCTGAGTTACCTCTCCCACACTCTGTTCGGAATTCGAACCTTCTCCTTCAACCGCACGATCCTGCATCCGAGGATCACCATGTGGAAGTTCAATCCCACTGGGTTGAAGTTGGTCTAATGTTATACTTAACTCATCCATGCTATTCTATCTCCTCTTTGCTTTCCTGTGAAAGGATTTGTTCTACTCTACTCTCTGTCGCTAGAGAGTCTATTAAGTCCTCTGCAATGAATTTATAGACTTTTATCATTCCACTCAATGCTCCGGTACGAAGGAGTAAGGTAGAAGTGTCCATTTTCTCCATCACAGCTTGCTCGGGAAGTTCTAAGAGCGCCTCTTCAGCTTCTTCAATACAAACTTCAAGTTCATCAAGAACATCCATCCAAAATGCAGAGTCTTTAACTGATAGAAGTTCAGCTTTAGAGCATCTCATTTACATACCTCTCATTGGTACTAGATTACCTGCTTGCTCTTGTTCCATCACCTGCTGATCCGGCATAGTCTGAGGCATCAGTGCAGAGTTTACTCGTTTGAAATCATCTACGTTCTTTACCCCAAACTGAGCTGCGATATAGGAAAAGATACGTCCTACGTCGAATAGTTGCATTAGCTCAGGAACACCAGCGATTAAATCAAACATCTGAAGCATTACCTGAGCCCCTTGAGAACCAGGAATGGAGCCGTCGCGAGGAAGGATGTCGTAGTTAATTGATAGATCCTGAGGCATTACTGCTACAGAGCCTTCACCAAATTGTGCGCGTAGCCTATCTGCGTGACGTCCAGTTACTTTTACATATGTCTCTTCGCTCATAAACTGCTGCGTGTGAGCGGCGAATAACGTTGCAATGTCCTGCATAGATTGCATGGATATTGCTTGAGCTAATCGTTGTAGTCTGCCCATGGCGTTCTGTTGAGTGCCCAGATATTCCTTAGCTGTGAGACGTTCAGGCCCAGACTGCCGCAGAACTCCTTGCATAGCCATGTCAGCACCAGAGATACGATCCATCCACTGAGTGATGAATGAAGCATCTTGCATATTTGCCCTAGTAATATCGTTAACTTCCAGCTGTCTAATGACATCTGAAACTCCACGGCCCCAAGCAGGTCTTCGTAAGCGAATGAGCTTCCCAGGTCTAGGATCTTCAAGATCTGCTATGTTGACAAGAAACGGATCGACAATGAACATATCATTCACTGCCTTACGCTGATTTGTCATATGCGAGTTAAAGAGAAAGTCTAGTGTGTCTTGTAACCCATGCAAGGTCTCCATTCGGCCTATCGGGAATGCTGAGTAACCATCAAACTCAGGAGAAGCGATAGCTACAGGATACATTCCGTGATTGTAGAGAGCTGGATGCGCAGTGATGATTACTGAGTCACTAGCCAGCTCAAAGTACCACTTTTCAGGATAGTCAGAATCTCCAAGTTCCCATTCACTGGGAATAAGCGTGACATACATCTTTATTACATCTACTGGTGACGTGCTAGATAGAGCACTGTGCGCACGATCTCCAGGAACATTATTGCCACTGCTATCCAGAGCGAGAGAACTCCTAGCTTGTTGCCTTTGCCTGAGGTATCTGACGTTGAAATGCTGCGAGTCAACTTGATTTTCCTCACTTGCAAGCTCCATGTAGTTTGTTCGGTCTATCCAACCAAAGAACTCACCCTTTTGTACGTTAACAGAAGATACGTTAGGATCTGCAAGGACCATGTAAGGGTCTATAGTATCCAGTGAATTACCTTCAAATAGCATATCGTCTGCGAAGATCTTCCCAGCTGCAGGATCAGAAGTACGAACTATGCGCTTTCCAAACTGTCTTACCCAGGAAGGTACTGCAACGCCATAACCGTAAGCTAGGCTATCTCTTAACATCGTATGGATTGACAGATCCACTTTCGTCTTCTTGCAGTGCAACTGCACTACGAGCTCCATAAGAGCTGCTCCGATTACATCATCCTCCTCCACTCCTTCGTATTGAAAGATCGGATCTTGGAGGAACGCTGAGGTAAGGTATGTCAGAAGTCCTTCTAGCATTGAGTATGTATAAGGGAAAACTATTCGAGCTTCTTCTAGCGGATGACATGGTTTCTCCTCTCCGTGCCTAGGATGTATTTGAGCGTAAGTTTCTGGAGATACGTAAGCCTTAAGCTTCCTATCCATCTCCTGCCAAGCACCAAAGCGAGTAGAGATAGCTGCACGAGCATCAGTGGCTCGGGTTAAGATATAAGTTGCTATCTTATCATGAAACTCAGTCCCAGGTGTCCAGTTAAATCCATCTGGATAATCATAGGAGATATGTTCCCATTGGACTTTAGGTATCTGAGTTGGTTCATTCCCGGTACTTATGTATGGCATTATCTATCCCTACTCTGTTTGAAATTCAAACCTAGTAATTAGCTCCAGACTTTCTTGTCATTATCCCATCAGGTGCAGTAGCTACTGAATGCCCATGATAGGTGTGTGGTTCTGTTTTTGCCCAGTCATCCATGTACTCTTCTACATGAATTAGCGAGTGTATAAGCTCTACCTTAGCAGTAGTCAGCCCATGTTTACATGCGTCTTTCATCTGCTCATCAAGTTCGTGAGCTATCATATCGTGAAATTGTTTCTTGTGAGGCATTTTAAATTCCTTTCGTTCGTAGGAGAGAAAAGAAGTCGTCTACGAAGGCATTAGTCAACACCATGCGCCCAAAGATCGCAGTGAGTTTTGTGTCTTCTCCAGAATCCCAAAGAATATCAGACTCACCTTCACAAGCCGCAGTCCACGCTTTTTGTAGCACGTCAAGATCAAGATTTCCTTCAGGAGTCATTGCTTTGCGAAGTAGGACTTTTATCAAGTCATTGCCTTCAGCAGAAGTGAGAAGGGAAGTTACATCTTTTATGTTCAATTCAACGATGAACATGACTCCCTTAGCAGCTTTTCTCTGCCAGCCGCCAAGTTTAGCGATGAAGTTATCCTTAAGATGCTTTACCAGTGTTGTGACTACTTGTTCCTTGGTAACGTACACGACTTCTCTCCGTTAGTTAATCTTTTTTCTCATCACGATTACGTCTTCCACGATCCCGATCATCGCATTCACGAACTCCGCAGACGCATAGATCACGATGTTCAAGTCCAACTACTGCCTCACAACGGTGGAAGTTAACTCTCCGACCGTCCATGAAACCCTTTTCCTGCGGTACGAATGTGCAGTCTGCGTAAGCACGAAGTTCTCTATCAGCCACTCGAGCATCTTCACGTGCATCCGCGATAGCGTGAGCAAGAGACTTGAATTCAAGCGCCGTTACTTCCTTGCAACATTCGCAGTCTTTATGCAATGCAATGATGTTCTTTTCAATGCCGCAGATTTGTCCTTCTATGCGACGTTCAAGTCCATTGATTCGCGCGTTCAAACAATCTTCGACTCTGTCTGCTGCCTTCGCAGCGAACATCTCCGCTTTTAGCCTGGCAATTTCATCTTCCTTACATGCCAGTTCTCGACCAAGTTTAGCCTCAGCCTTAGTTTCAAAATCGTGTCCGAGTTCACGATATTCTTCACGCCCACGCACTTCATCATGACGATGAATTTCATAACTTTCACGATGACAGCGGTCATCAGTATCGCCCTTAATTACCACTACCTGTGGAGCAGGTGAAGCACAGGGAGCACAACCACAGCTACCATGAGATGGATATCCATACCCTCTGAATCCATCGTGCTTGTTTTCCTTCCTCGACGTAAGTGCTGTGTTTAGCGCGCTCCAGCCAAGTGCAGTTGTTCCAGCTATTGCACCCCACGTAGCCAGGCCACTTCCACGAGACTGTTGTGGTGCATGGTAGATAAAGCCTTTACCTGATACTTCTTCTTTCAAATCTCCTAACATCTATTTCTCCTTTGGTTAAAGTAAGTTTGATCTCTGCTCTGCTTTGACCTCTGGAGTCATGGTAATGCCTGTCTTGCATTCTACAAGACATGGGCGAAGTCGTAACAAAGTCATGGCTTCGCGTAAATCAGTGTTCATGAATTTCGTTAAGTTATCATGGCGTTCAATAGCGTGGATTATGTTTGTTAGTGTAATGCTTATGATATTCAAAGCTGTAGCAGTGTTGTCTGCGGAAGCTTTCATAGATGATATCGCGTTATTAAGTCCTTCTAATGTTACACCTTGTACCCTGACTACACTGCTTAATTCATTTAAAGTCTTCCCAATTGTACGGAGATAGAATACTTTCTCAACTATAAACACGCCTGCAATTACAGCAAGTACGCCAAATTCTGTGATGAGTCTAGTAGTCTCCGCAACAGGTTCCATTATACAAGCCTCCAATTTGCAACAGGCGCGTCGTAGTCTAGGGAAGAATAATCATCTTCATCTTGGCTGGGATTTATTAAAGGAGAGAAATAACGCTCTCCAAGTTCCAACATCTCCACAACATACGCAGTAGCATCCATCACGTCCCAACGACGTGAGCGAGGGAACATTTTAAGCTGAGATTCTAGAATGTTCATATTCGCACAGCTCTTGTTGTGGTATACTTGTCCTTGACGATAGTATGGAACTAGAGACCTTATCCTCAAAGCCTTTCCCTTCTCTTCCCCATCTCCTCCACGTGCGCGTAGCCAGACTAGCTCAAAGAAAAGTCCTGCCGAGTGCATAGCATTTTTTACAGGCTGTTTGAGAAATTCTTCAAGCCCTGATACTTCCCAGCCCATTACCCGAGCGCCTAAGCGCCTTGACATCTCAAACGCCCGGTGGTAAAGATCATCGGGGAGCATCTTACCACAGTCAATGTCTCGGATGTATAGACGTTGGCTGGCGAGGTCAATTCCAATCCCAACAATTGCAGAGTCTGCTGAATCCATCTTGGCTGTTTTAGCCGGATCGACAATGACAACGGTTTCGATAGAGTGATTTCCTTGCAGTTCGGCATCGTAGAGCCCGATGTCTCGACCTTCATTTATAGTATCTCCCAATGGAATGTTATAGTATCGAAAGTATTCGTCTTTAAAAGCTGCGTCTTTCGTTGAGATCGGAATGTTACGCATTTCTCGGAAAAAGACATCACTCTGACCTGCTGCACTGTAAGCTTCCCATTCCTTAAGAATCTTTTCCTTTGATAAAAACTCTGGTGCAGTTGGATTAAAGTCATCGTCGCAAGCCTCTAGCCTGACTGATGTCCAGTCTCCTGAATCAAGCAGCCGTTGGAGTATAGAATCCTCATGCTTGAGGGTGTCTATGTACACAATTTTGTATGTACTAGATTCTACTCCGACTTGAGGTACTGCTTTTAGCACATCTGCATAGAGCCATTCGTAAGTTTTCTTGCGATATTCTTCATTAGTGATGTACTGAGGATCTTCTATATCATCGAGAATGAAAAGCCCAGGTCTTGAATTCTTGTGTAGCACTCCCCGGACTTGCTGACCTGTGCCACGAGGCCAGACGAGTGTGTTGAAGGCGACCCAAGATTTCTTAGAAAAACTCTCTTCAAAGCCATCTTCAATCTTAGGTCTTATATCGCCAAAGAATGTCTTAATGTAAGGATTGGACATCAGCTCTCGGCGAAGGTTTTCAGTTTGGAGGGATGCT